CCAGACCGACACTATGGACATGACTGGCCGTGAGACTATCGGAAGCCTGCAGAATCTCTATGATGCCCTTCGACGTCGTGGCATCATGATCGACAAAAATCAGCTCACCACTCAGATCAAGAAGACGCTCACGGACAGTACGCTGGAGGCAATGCGTACAGCTTTGTTCGAGTACGCGATGTACTCAACCCAAGACCAGCAGGCTCTTCTTGACCGTATGAAGTCTACTGGGGTCGGCGCTGATCTGGCTACAGGCTTTGAGGATGCTCGGAAGCAATCTGGCCATGCGTTGGGTGGTGATGTAGTGGGCATTGCGGCTGGGCGGGCCATCGTTGCACCACATGGCGAAGGTCTCACCTCGGTAGGCAAAGGGGAGAAGATCGTTCCTGCAAACCAAGCCCGTGGAGGTGGCGGCGGTATCGTCGTCAACGTCAACGGTATAGGTGGCAACGATTTGGCCAACTACCTCAAAGAGCATATCGCCAAAGGCATCTACGAGTACAAGCGTCGCGAGAAGTACCAGTGAGGTTGTAGATGGGCTACATCCGGTCGGCTAATCAGTCTCAGTTCGTACCTCTCGCGGCCCCAGGCCCCGCTGAGTATGAGCACAGTGCGGACAATCGCCGCCACTACATCCCTTTGGCCTTTCAGGTGACGAGCCCGTACGACGAGACCAAAGCAATGATGCCACATGCTTTGGTCTCGCACGTTAACCCCATGAGTTTTTCCGAGACTTACACCAAGAAGATTGAACGAATCCAGACCCGTGGTGGGTTCGTGGAGCAGCATTGGGGGGATGACTTGGGGGAGATCTCCGTGGATCAGTCTACGGGGGCTTTCATCAACCTCAATACCGGTCTGTCTTCGGTACTGCGCCAGCGCACCATCGCCTGGGATAAGTTCCGCGACCTCTATGACCTGTACCGGAACAATGGGAGTGTCTACGACCCGTTTGGGGCCATTGTTCTTCAGGGGTGGATCATGCTCATGTACGACCGCGGCACGTACATTGGGAGCTTCCGAAACTTCAGTGTGGAGGAGACGGATGAGAGCCCATTCACTTTCAAGATCGCGTGGACGTTCAAGGTCGAGAGGATCATCGTAGCAATACCTAACGGAATCAGCAGGTCGACCGTTTCGAGTGGAGGTTGACCATGGCTGACTCCGTCTTCAAGACTATCTTTGGGGAAACCCTCGACACTTTGGCTACGCCATCAGCCTCGCCTCGCACCTCGACCTTTGAGGCGAACGTCATCCCGCCCGTTACCAGCCCTAACGCCTTGGTGGCCCCGAAGCCAGCTGTAACCAAGACCGGCAACAAAGCTCAGGAGATCGAGCAGGCGTCGGACTTCTATGTGCCGTCGCTGTATCAGTTGCTCGGGTTTTACTCCAATTTTCGTGCGGATGACGACAGTAACACTTCGTTCATTCCTGTCACTCAGGCGAAAGCAAACTCGAAACTGTTTGTCGTTGGCATCATCCCGCCATCAGCGAACATAACAGGCAAACTACTTGATCGTTCGGCCACCATTGCTGACCTTACTGCCCCTCCCGCGGACGGTACAGATCGAGTGGACGTGCCCATTGCTCGGACGTTCAAGGGGGTGTCCATCCCCGAACCATCACCCCCTGGCACCACAGGGGCTTATCTTCCAGACACTTTCTGGCACAAGTACGTGCTCATGTGCCAACGACTCAAAGTCGATCCCGTGAACATGGCCGCCGTGCTGCACAAGGAAAGTCGATTCGACCCTAGAGCTGTCAATCAGAAAGGGCAGAATTTGGCACAAGGTCTGTGCCAGTTTGTCCGTAAGACTGGCACAGGTAAGACGGTAGGCATGAGTCCAACCGTTTGGAATCAATTTGGTACAATGTCAGCCGAAGCTCAGCTGTATTATGTGGAGAAATTCTATGCTGGGAAGGTTGCTGGAGCTACAAAAGCGAGAATCAATGAGGTGACGGTTGGTAGTAACAGTCATACCAATCCTGACGGCTCAATGTACGCTTCAAAAGAGGCTCAGGCTAAATGGGTTGCCGCGCATCCTGAAGATGCAGAGAAATTTTTGAACCCTGCTGATCAAGATAGGGCGGTGACTGGCAACCCACAAGCCGCTGTGGATGGGATCATTACAGCAGATTCTCTGGCTTCCGCAGGGCAGCTTGATAGACGTCCTCCCTCAGACATTCTGAACCAAATTAGAAGCGCTCAGACGTTTCTCTCTCGGAACAATATTTCGCCGTTCTCCAACCCTCCAACCCCAACCCCTGAGCAGCCTGCCAACTTTCAAGGTAAGGGCAGCACCGCGGCCTCTGACGCCAAGAAGAACATCTCCAAGACGGCCGACACCAGCCAGGCTCAGATCGACCTTGCAGGGCAGCTCAGGACAGCTCAGCAGACTGAGATTGACGAGACCCTGGCAGCTATCAACCAGCTGAAGAACACTCCGCCGTTGAGGCTTCTCGTCAACCCCAACTCGTTCAAGATCAGCTCCGAGAAGATCATCTCTGACGGCAACTGGACTCGTAACGGCCCCATCGTTGAACACTGGGGTGACAACCAGGACAAAATCGAAGCGTCAGGTAAAGTTGCAGCATTCTTCGCTATCGACGCTGAGTCCCCGTCTGCCGACGCCAAAGGGGAAGGCCCAGGGCTCACGAGAGGCGCACGAAATTACTCCGCTGGCTATCAAAACTTCCTGTCTTTGTACCTGTTGTATCGCAACAACGCGAACGTGTACACTACAGGACTTCCGTCCAAAGACTCGAAGTCACAGCACATCAACCGCCTTTCGATGTTGGGTTCGATGTACATCTACTATGACGACACGTTGTACATTGGCTCTTTTGATAACTTCAACATCACCGAGTCAGAGACAGCTCCTTACACACTGGAGTACAACTACCAGTTCACAGTGAGGGCCACGTTCCTTTTGGACAACCCACCGCCCCTATCTGTACAGGGGTCGCAGTTCACAAGTCGTCGCATGGTACTTCCAACCAGTTCCACTCCGACTGGCAACGAGGACTTCTCTTCTGTTGCCCTGCCTCCTGGTACTGGCACAGAGAACGAGGCGGCCACCCCTCAACCTCCAGAGGAACAGCTCTTTGAGGACTTGGTTGAAGAGGACTTGAGGAAAGAACTGGGGCTCTGATGGCACGCAGTCCATACCAAGGCAATTTTCAACCGAATGTTCGCCCGACTGTCGTCACGGCGCCCGACGCACTTGTGTTCATCAATGGAGAGCCCGATCTCCTCGGGTGTCCTAGCTGCAAACGCAAGTTTGACCTGAGCAAGTACATCACCCAGATCCAGGTCAACTTGGACGTGGATAGCGTGCCAGGCAGCGCTACAATCAACCTCTCCGTTCCTCGGCACATTGTAGACGACTTTTTCTTCGACGGGATCCCCATCATCTCTCCCATGATGGAAGTCGAGATTTTCGGGAAAGGGTACTTCCTTCTAGAGGGTGTCCCACAGTATTACCCGATTTTCTGGGGGATCGTGACAGAGGTTAGTGAATCTTACTCTAGTGGAGAACATTCGGTCACGATCAACTGCGCCGACATTCTGAAATGGTGGGACATTTGTCGCCTGAACGTCAATCCGGCGTTCCTTGGGTCAAACCCACAGCTCGGTAAGTCGATCTTTGGCAACGTGCTGTTTGGCACGAACCCATACGATGTGATCTACACGTTGTCTCAGATGGCTTTCGGCGACGTTCTTGTTGCCACAGGGTCTCTCATCAGTAGAAGGCAGGAAAACAGTCAGAAGTCGACTTTCAATCCAGCCCTGTCCGACATCATGGCTTACTGGGCCAGGCGCTTCACGAAAATCCGCTCAAATTTACTTCTGTACGGAGTCTCTGGTGTAGCAGTGCGTGGCAGCACGCTATATGAGCGGTACCAAGCGGGCAAACTCAGCGGTGGGGTCAAGAACTTTGTCAGCTCCACGATTCGTGAAGCCTCTCCTGGAGGGGACTCACAAGTGTCATTCGATCCTGCTGACTCCCAAGTAACAGCTTTTCGCACTCAGTATGGGCAGCTCGGGGAAGGCGTCACCAACCTTTGGCAAAATGACTACCAGACGAAGCTCGAAATCGCGAATGCCTGCAAGGAGGCTATCGGGTTCGAATTCTACATGGATGTGACAGGGGATATCGTCTTCAAGCCACCCTTTTACAACCTCGACGTCCTCTCGAACAAGCCGGTCTCCTGGATTCAAGACATTGACATTATCGATTGGGATTTCACCGAGTCTGAGGCGGAGGTGGTGACTCAGTTGACAATGCAAGGTGGGATGTTCGGCAATAAGGACTATGGCACTACCGCAGAGCTGACCCCTACTACGAGCGTTACTGACTATCATTTGCTTCGCAAGTATGGCTGGCGAGCTCAACCCTACAACTCAGAGTTTCTTGGCGAGAACATGCAGCGCATGTTTTTCCACGGCATGGACGTACTCGATCGCATCAACTCTCGCCGGCACCAGGCGACGATCACGATCCCTTTCCGTCCTGAGTTGCGTTTGGGGTTCCCTGTCTATGTGGGGCCGAAAGATCAGGTCTGGTACATCAAGGGTGTCAACCACAACGTATCTTTTGGTGGTCGAGCCACCACTACACTCAGCCTCACTGCGCGCAGGTCGAAGTTCGTTGCAATCAAAGGCATCTCCACTTTGAAAGTAAAGGGCAAAGACCCGTTTGGGAAGACGAGTCCAAAGAACCCTCCCACACTTACTGAAGTGACCAACGCTTCTTTCGAGTTGGACTTGGGGGACGCTGGAACGGTTCCTATGTCGGATCAAATCGACATTGAAAACCCGAACTCCATGACTCCTTACGAGCCTCTCATACTACGGCACCCAAAGACGGGTAGGATCGTTGGTTTTCCTAACGCGGTGATGGTTTACTCTAGGCCCTACAAGGCCCCGACGTCACTCAAGGCACAGGCACCCGCTACAGGGCAAAAGGCTCCAGGCACCAACAAACAGGTATCTACCAAGAACCAAGCCCAGGTTGCGAAGAATCAAGCCGAGAATCAACGCGAACAAGCAGATGAGTTCATCGATCAGACCGTACAATTGTTAAACAAGTACGCTCAGAATCGGTACACTTACGGCTTAAACTCAGCGGGTGTGTTCACTTACGCCTATGACCAGTCTCGGTACATCACTCAGCTGTCTCTTGTTCCCACGAAAAATGTGGACGTGCTGAAGGAAGGCACCCCTTCAGACATTCTCGACTCAAAGCTCAAGAGCCCCACAACGTTGATTCGTCCTGTCTCCGATGAGCGAGGGTTCGAGGTCGTCGGTCACTACCGGTATGGTCGTGGTGTCTCTCTTCGAGATGGGGCGCTCATTACCAACGACAAAGGCCAAGTCTCACGAACTGGACAAGATCCGAATAGGCCTAACACAGGGGATTTTCAGTTTGCTTTGTCTGGTGACCTTTACTCATCTCTGACAGCCCAATCCCAAGGCATCACGTCTAGCACTTCAGTATTTCCGAACTCGGCAGATGCGATCGCTCGTTTGCAGCCAGAGGACTTGCAGACAGCGACCTCTTTGGTACCTGAGCAAGGGGCTCCAGTTCAGTTCAATGACGTGGGCACCAGCTTTGTGGATACAGCGACTTTGGGATCGACGGAGCAAAAAGGTGTACCTGCAAGTGTGGAGGCTTCTCAGTTGTCTCGTGCGCTGACTCTGGCAGAGATGACTGTCAAGTTTGGCGAGGTGCCTGGAGACGAGCAGTGTGCTTGTCAGACTGGCCGTGCCGATCTGGCGTGGATCAACTACGGGTACCAAACAGGCAACAACATCACAACGTCTAGTCCAGACATAGACGCGAGCGTAACAGAGGCTCTTGCTGCCTATGACGCAGCATCCGCTACCCAACCGACAGTGACTGTTGCTGATGCCCTCGCATCTTTTGACGCAGCTCACCCACAGTCTGACGCGGTAGCAAACATAGTCAACCCAGCAGTTGCCACACTTACGGCTGGGCTATCTGGTGTAAATCTCGCTGCAGCTGCGACTGGTACAACGGCGAGCACGTCTCTTGACGTCGACACCCTACTCAAAGGGGTGGACGGTCGTCCGATCGACCCTAGTAAGAAGGGAGTTGTCGATACGATCACTCGGGTAGAGTCATATCTCTGGGATTTGTACAGTGCCCTCGACCAAGCCCACCATCAGACAGAGAACGCTCTTCGTGGCGACCCTGATGGTCTTGAGCCGGATGAGGCTGTCCTACCTGACCTTTTCAGTACCCCAGTGGATCAGTCGTCCGCGGGCTTTGCTCCACCCTTTGCAGCCTCAAATCGCTCGGGACTTGGAGACCCAAGAGCAACGGCGTTGAACGCCAGCTCCGCAGAGAAAGACCTGTCGACCAAGTTCAAGAACTTCGGAGAGGATCTCCGGTACAACACTCTGTCAAAGAAACTGAGCACAGAGCTGACCAACCTCACTAGCAAAGCGAATCGCCTTCGCGCTCGAATCGCCCAAAAGCAAAACCACAAAGGGTCTACTCTTGTGGGGTCGGGTGACTTGAGTCAGCTCCAGAAAGAGCTGGCGAAGACCGAACTGGATATTTCTCAAAAGGAGGGTGAGCTGTCTCAGCTCACAGCCGAGCATGAGCAGCGTACCGTACGGTAAAGTGCCAGGTAAGGAGTTTCCGACTGGAGACTCCCCCTTCCAAACGACTCGGCTGGGCGTCCTTACTCGTGTAGATGAGCTACACATGAAGGCGGACGTTCGCATCATTGGAGGCGACGAGCGATTTGAACTCGATCTGACTCAGCCCCTTGCCGGCCCACGTTCTTTCCTTGGGGGCATCCCTGAGGTCAACAGCATCGTGATCCTTGGGTATCGTCGTCGGAGCAAGCAGCTGTACGATGCAGTCATTCTGGGGTACGTTACAGTGGGGAACCTTCTCGGGTTGAAGTTCGACCCGTTTGCTCCCGCTGGCCCTGGGGAGGTTGACGCAGAAGACGCGATAGACTTCAAAAAGTTCTTTGGCCCCACCGTTCGATTTAAGCGAGTCAAAGGGCGCCAAGGAGACATTCTTGGTATGTCCTCTTCTGGCGCCGAGATGGTGCTGAGTAAGGACATACGTTTCGTAAATCGTGCAGGGGACAGTTTTGAGCTCCGCGATGTGGATCGCACGCTGGTACAGCAGTCTCTCCACCAGGTGATCTCGGACTCAGCTTCGTACACTTACTCTGGGGCTATTCGTCGGGGAGGGATGAATCTCCCCCTGTCCATCTTCCAGAAGGACAAGAATGGCAACCCCACCAAGACACTCAAGGACGAAGCCACTCGGTATTTTGGCCGCAA